ACACATGACGGCTAAATTCTTCTGTGACTGCTTTTACCATATCGTCTCCATAGGAAACTAATAAACACTGCGTCTGCAAAAACCCTTCTTCCAAGTTATCTTCTGCTTCTATAATAGAAAAAATCACTTGGTGAGTGAAATGGCATGTGAAGTCATTAATAAATAATGTCAACAACCAGCCAGAGGTATTGAGAACTGCTCTGTAACATTCTCTCCCAGTTACTAGGGTTGGACTACAAGCACTCATCATAATGCCCATTATGGCCAATCCCAATGGGGTTTCGGGAGTGGTCTGATAACGTTTTATTATGTACACTGCTGCAAAATAATAAACATATTCTTTAATAGTGACGTCCAATTTGGAATAATCTGTAAGCCAGAACTTATCAAACTTTAACATACGATGTGCCAATAAAGTCCAATCAATGCCATGAGGATTTATGCCTATGGCACAACCACTCAAGTTATGTTTCTCTAATTGAGCGGAGAATAAATCACCTAAGATCATTCTCTGCAGAATTAACACATGTACATCATAGATATAAAATACCCTTTTCGTTTCTTTGGCAAATGGTAATGGTTCGTCTTTCATTCCTAGGAGTGCTACGAATTCTTCCCAAGTACCCTTTTCATAATTAGATACAATGTTTTCTACTAGTGAAATAAGCTTGGGCTCTATCCACTGTGTCTCTTTATTCCAGAGGTTCCTACGATCAGTAATTCCGTGTTTTCTCCAATACGGACCCGTACTTGTAGTCATATCCAAAGGTTCCATGCTTCCTACTCCAAAAATTGCTTCTTGCATAGTTAAGCGCTTGCAACTAACGTCAGGCATAAACTTAGCCATCAACGAGTCTAAGTTCGCCTCGCAATATTCTAATAATCTTTGGGGTACAACGATTTCGTTGTGATGCTCAAATCGCGTACTTTTTAAGAGTGCTGTATTGCTATCTTCATCAATAAGAGGAAAGTGTGTCAATACTTCTTGTTCTGGAAAAGACTCTCGAAAGTATGATGGTTCATAAGCACTTTTATTAGGAACATGATAGTAGTGGTCTATTCTACCGATACCTACTGTACCCAAAGGGACAGTGCTTGCTCGCGAAATATACGTAAGATTATGAGTCTCTACAGTCTCTCCTAACAAACTAGGTGCTACTGCTGTGCTCACACAACTTGCCAATGATGCGCCTGAACTATCAGCTGCTACATGTATGTATAATGCTTTGTATTGCTTATCAAGCGGATCATAACCGAAATAGGGGACTCCACACATACCTTTAAAGTTGTACATAAGGTCAGTAACCACTCCGTATTTACATACAAAGGCACTGACTTTGTCATTGTACACCTTTTCTAGGGTATCAGACACTACAGTGCCTTCGCATTCTACTATTTCAGTACCAGTTGCTGTGTTAATAACACAGCCACGTGATATATGTGATCCAGGTGCTAAAACTGTATTAACCTTAGGCAGCAACTTGCGTATGCTGCGGACATGTGCCAGACGCCTTATCTTAAAAGAAAGAATTGTAGTGTGGTGATCTGGCTGGGTAATCAGTGTATAATTATCTGGTTCCAATGCTAGCCCTATAGTGTTATTCTTAATGAGTTCCACTTTGACAATATCATCAGGGTCATACCATGTATGCGCTGTTACAAAACCGCAAGAACTATCAATCATAAGGATAAAATCCTCAGTGACCGTACTCTTGCGTGTAAT